TCAGCCAATCCAGGCAACGTCAGATTCAATCACGTTGTCCCAGTTCACCCGCTTGACCTGCCGCAACTGATCCCAGCTGGTAAAACGCTCATCTGGCAGAGATTGCCTCAGCTCAATCACTTGCTTGGCTGAGCTATGGCCAATGCCTTTGATGTACTGAGTCAACGCCTGCTGCGTGGCCAAATTGATGTTGATTCGCGTTTCAGGGGGAATTACCGGACTCTTGAATTCCCTTTCATCTTTCTCTCTATCGCGAAGCGTTTGTTGAGGCTTGGCAACACGCTGCGTTTTGCCTTTGCCTTGCTCCCATTCGACCAGCTGATCAACCTGAACATAAGAGACTTCGCCAGACTGATTCTTGACCATGGCCCAATCCTTATCGTGATGGCCAATGAACTCGACAATCTGTCCGTTCTTTGAATTTTGATAGAGGCGAGCCATAAAAAAAGGGCACCCACGCAGGTGCCCTCACTCTAGGGAACAAATGATCGCTCAGGCAATCACTTGGTCTGCCCAGCCTCAATGGTGTTGGGCTGGATGGTGTTATCCAGCGAAGGAGCGATGTCGTCAAACCAGTAACAGACCTGGCAAACGATCAGAGTGCCACTCTGGAACGTGGAATACACGTTGCTCCCCAAGCCAGAACCAGCTGCGTTGGTCACAAAGACTTTCATCTCTGTGTCAGCCGCTTGCTCAACAACATCAGCATCCAACTCGCCTTGAACCGTGGAGGAACAAGGGAAGGTGTCACTGGCTGCTTCGATGTCATTGGGGTCAGTCGCAATGGCACCGTTAGCGATGCCGGCTGCAGAGCCGACCGCATTGCCGAACTTGATGTGGTTGCCGTTGGTGGCATTGATAAAGGTCTTACAGCCGCAGCTGTAGCCGGTGGATCCCTCTTTGCGCATGTTGGGAACACGCACGCCGATGTGATACACCTTCGCCCCTGCAGGGATGATCAAAGGTGATCCACGATCCAGACGAGGCTTGTCGTCAGGGCGCTTGTCGGGAGACGGCACAATCACTGCAAACTCGTTGTCTGCAAGGTTTGCGTCGTCAGGGATCTTGGCGTAGCCGACAACGTCGTAGTACAGGCGACCTGGAAGAGCCTGCACCGGCTGGAACTGATAAGAGCTCAGCTGGTTGACGTAGTTGCCGGGATAGATCTTCTTCAGATGAGACGGCGGGTCATAGACACTGCCGCTGGGATTAGAAGGTCCTGGATTTTCTCCGTATCCGGAGAACTGTGGAGTTGGGCTTGCCATTGTTAGTTACCTCCTCAGTAGACGAATGAGTAGGCAATCGTAATGAAATCCTTGTTCAGGACTTCAAAACCAGCAAATAGCGACCAAATCATGATAATAAAGCGACTGAAGTCGTCATTATTATTCAAAAGAATCTGGGCGTTATTGCCGCCAATACCAACGCCAACTGCTTGAGGCCCGAAGAAGATCATCGGCGCAGCCTGCGTCACCTGATTGGTGATGGACTCGTCAGTGATCGTGACTTGCAGGCTCTTCTCAGCCAGGTTGGTTGACTCGAACCAGCGGACGCCCTCAAAGAGGAAGCCTGTTGGCATAACGGGTTGGCCGGCCACGAAGCCAGCTTGGCCGTATGCAGGACCCATGCCGCGATAGAAGTTCGCGTTGGGTGTCTGCTCAGGTGACATGGGGTTAACCATGCCGTTGCCTGCATAACGTGCGATCTCCCTAAAGGCATCGTTCTGCCTTAAGTGCATCATTGCAGTGGGATCACAGATGCATCGGAAGTAACCGTCCGCGAACGTCGGGACGTTGCGCTTACGCATGTCCTTGACCACCTCGAGGAGGTCGGTCTTGACATCAAACTTGGCGGATTCGCCAGCTGCGTAAGTCAGGAAAGGAGCGGAGTCAGCCTTCTCTTTGCCGAGGGGATAGTAATAACCACCCTGGCATTGATCAGCCATTCCGTTTGCTTCTGCCTTGAAAAGTTCATCGGCAAAAACTCTATCTCGCCAGCGGCGGTAGTCATCCAAAAGGGTTAAACTACCTATGCTTTGATGAAAAACATTCAGGTTGCCGGTATCAAGCAGCAAGCGCTGAGCTGTTAACAAAGTCTCGCGAGCAACCTTGAAGGTACTGGGAGATGTGGGATCCGTTGGATCCGCAGGACCCGTATATTCCCGCAGCGAGACGAGAATCTTGTCCTTCACGATGTTGCGTGAGGACGCAGTGCCCAAGGTCTGGTCGGCCGTCCGCTCGCGGGAATCCTTGTTGCCAGGATTGCCCCAGAAACGGTAACGGTCGAGCTGAACAGTTTGGCCGGGTTGTTTGGCAAAATCATGCACAACAACGGGCTCGACCGCCATCTCGATGATGTAACCGGGATGGGGCCTATAAAGCTCGGCGCCGAGCAGCTTGGGGAAATCATTCGGTTCTCCAAAACTTTCATTTTGGGCCGGACTATCTCTTCAACAAGGCTGAGCTTGTTGCCGGGCGCTGGTCTGGTATTACGCATCACGCTTGATGCCCCCAGTAGTCTCTGCACCTTCCTCACAAGCGTGTGAGGCTTGGCTCAGGGTTACCCACGTCTATACGTTTGGGCTTCCTTGAATTCACCCGGTTTTAGATCGACAGAGAGCTCGCGATTGAGCTATCGATCCACATGGGAAAGACGGACTCCTTGGCTGTTTGGTTTGGTACACGATATGTGTACTGCAGTTAGTATATCCACAAGCGATAGGGAGTAATTTTCTTGGAGGCTGCCGACATTAAGGGGCTGCTTGGGCTTTTGCTGGTTGATGGTTCGCTCAACCAATACAGCACTCCCACCTCGGGTTACATCCAATTGACCCTGACAGGAGGAGTCACTGAGTCAGCTTTTCTTGGCGAAAAAGTGGCCGAATTTCGCCAATTCATACCCACAAAAGCCGAAATTGTTCCCTATAAAACTGCCGCACGCTTCTCGAATCGACCAAACAAGCACGGAGTGGTTGACGTCGGACCTCGTCACACCACGGTGCTTCGCTTTCGTGTTTCGACCAACAAGCTGCGGCCCGTCTACAACCTTCTCTACCCGGAAGGAAGCAGACAGATCACCTCAAACGTCCTTGACATGCTGGGCGCGAAGGCCGCTGCATGGACCTGGGCTGAAGGCGGACGCCTCGGCAAAGACGGCAGCTCAGAACTTGCTCGTTGCGGGACGACCCCTGAAGAAGCTTTTCTCATCAGCGACTGGATCTATCTCCTCACGGGAGCCGAAAGCACCCTTGCCCAGAGCCTGATCCACCTCAAGCCACGACTGAACTTCTCTGCAGAAGCAACGCGCAAGCTGCAAAACGCTCTTCTGCCTTACGCACCCACTTCTCGCAAGCATCTTTTCGATGAGTGTTCAATTCACCAAGACGGCTCTGGCGTGGTGCCTCGGGAAAGGAACGATGTCGCTGAAAGGGACGAAGCGACGGCCCTGGCTTGAAATCAAACGCCTGGAAACCGAACGGGCTTACCTCTCTTATCAACTGTTCTCGCTTCGTCGTTCGCACGACGGACCATTCCAGGACACGCGCGATGTTGTACCAGGCCAAAGCTTTTACGACGATGAGCGCATTCGCTTCCAAGGCGAAGGGCTCTATGCCGCCTACGACCTCCTTTATCCAAGAGACCGAAAGGTCATCACCAAGGAGGTCATGGACCTCACAGATCTGCTTGGCTTGACCGCTATCTGGATGGATTGCGGGCGCATCTCCCTGGCCCGCAAAGGGCTTATCCGTGGGCGCTTCTCTCAGGACGAATACCTGCTGATTGCCGAAAGCCTGGCCAAACACGACGTTCACAGCCGCGTCAAGAAACGCTCCAAGCTCCTCGTCGGTCTAGAGCTGGACTACGAACAAATGACCAAGTTTGCGCGCCTGATCAGACCCCATGCGCACTACAGCATGAAGGCCAAACTACAGTTGAAAAAATCACCGAAGGGCAGTGGCCAAACCCGATCACAGCCCACAGATCATCAAACTAACGCGCTCCTACAGCGGATCTGATAACACCAGCACAGCCAACGAGATTGGCCTGAAGTACGTCAAAGCCAATACCAAGAGCAAGTCGGACTATCTCGGACTGCTCAACGAAACCCATCTTGAGCTGATGGGCAGCATTGGAGCAGACATGGGACGCCCCAGCGTCTTCTGCTGCTTCCACATCACAAAATCAATGCCGATCAGGCTGCTTCGGATTCCTGGCCCGCGCAACGATCAGCTCATTGCCGAAACAGATGTCGTACGCCTTGAGTCGCAGCTCAAGCTCAAACAGAACAAGCACGAAGCCAAATACATCAGCTGCGGCCTGTCGGACCATTTTGGCAATGGCATCGGCCTGAATGACCAAGGCTGGAGCCTGAAACCCTGTGATCCAGGACAATTATTTATCACTATCACGACGCAAAGCTATCCGACTCTGCCGTTCAGAGTGCAGCTCACGGTGGGCAACCCATTGGTACAAATTGGCAGCGTTCAGATCACGCGATAAACCCCATCTAGACTGCATTCATGACCGTCATTGGCAGCTGCAAAGGCAACTACCGTGTTGATCCAGGCGACTTGGTATGCGTCTGGCGCGACAGCAATGTCGAGGGTCAGTACTCAGACGCTTACCTAGTCAATGAGTGGTACGTCGATGACTGCAAACAAGGGACAACCGGCTGTCAGTACTTGGTGCGGCCAGCTGATGTTGGCAAATACATCAGCTGCCGACAAACCTATGTCGACACAGCTAGCGGAGATCGCGTACCCCTGCCAAAGTCCAACATGCTTCCGGTTGGCCGCTGGATCCGCAAAACACGTCCTACCTGCAGAGACTGCGTTAAAGCGCGATGACTGACAACAAATACCGAAATAAATCACTCGACGGCTGCCGGGAATGCCCGCCGCGCAAAGCCTGTGAAGGCGCTGAAATTTCGTTTGTTGGTTCTGGGTGTGTCGAAGGAGGCGGCGACATCACTCTGCGCCAGTCTCACAACGAGGAAATCAAGTTCCACGTCGAATGCCCAGGCAACGGCAAACTTGCGATTACGACTTGCGAATCGTTAGAAGGCGGTGGCGATTTTTACGCCAACGCCAAATGCAACGAAAACATCAATCTCTGCATTAATGAAGAGTGGCTTCACAAATTTGTGATGTCGCGAATTTGTGATGGCAAGCTATCCGTTATCACCTCCGACGACATGGATGGCGGCGGGGAGTTTTCCGCTAATCAATGCAATAACACCAATATTGTTCTTTCAGTTAATTGGGACCAGTTCCCCGCGTGCGAAAAGGGTGGCATCACTTGGAACGAGCGATGCTGGGAAATTGATTGGTCAGTATTACCTGCATGCCCTGAAGGTGGCCTGTATTACGACGATACTGAGTTAGCCGAATGCTGGGGAGTCGACTGGTCAAAACTCCCAGCTTGCGACAATGGCGGCCTGGTCTGGGTGGATGAAGTTCGCTGCGCTGTTGAAGAAGGCGAATGTGTCACAGCAGAAAAAATCAATTGCTGGAAAGTTGATTGGTCTCAATTCCCTGCCTGCGACGACAGCGGCCTGGTGTGGGATCCAGAAAACGAATGCTGGAGAGTTGATATTAACCAACTACTCGACTGTGATCTTCTTTGCAAGCTAATTGAAGATTGCGACTGCATCGACATTCCAGACCCTGAACCACCTGAACCACCCGAGC